ACCTAGCGACAGCCCAGCCCCAAAATCTGCTAAAACTAAAGCACACACAAAGAAGGATTAACCCATGGCTACTTCGACATACCTTTCTAACCCAGGCGTAATGGTCAACAGCGTTTCGCTAACCGACCAATGCACCAGCGCCACCGTCACCAACCGTGTAGACGCACTAGAAGCAACTGCCTTTGGTGGCACCAGCCGTGTGTTTGTCTCAGGTTTATACAATCAAGAAATCACGCTAGAGCTGTACATGAGTTATGCCGCCGCAGAAACTTATGCGACACTTTCTAGCCTTGTTGGTACCACGACAACCGTTAAGGTTTCAAACACGGTTGCAGGCTTAACGACAGCCAGCCCGACGGAACCCCGTTTTGAATTGGTAGGGGCTTTCCTAGCCGAGCTTCCGGTCATCGACGCAACCATGGGCGAATTAAGCACCATTTCAATTACTTTCCAAGGTGGCGTTCTTACCACCGTCACTTCTTGATTTAGCAACCACAACAGCAAAGGCCCGACATGCAGCTAACACTTAGAGTCGATCAGGGCGATGGCCCTGTAGAAGTAAGCACCAACCTTTTCACCATTGTTTCGTGGGAACGCAAATTCAAACGCAAAGCCAGTGACATGGCCAGCGGTATCGGCATTGAAGATTTGGCATATCTAGCCCACCAGGCATGTCAACAACACAACGTTGTTGTGCCGGTGGTGCTTGACGATTTCATCAAGAAGCTAGTGGTGCTCGAAGTGGTTAACCAGGACACAGACCGCCCTACTTTGCCAGTACCTACCGATACGCACTAGCGCAAGTTCTAGTAGCGACAGGGTACTGGCCACAACAAGTAGAGTTTGATACCAACGACTTAGCGACAGTCATAAAGGTAATCAACGAAAGCCGAAAATAACCATGGGCGTTAGCGCAACAATAGAAGTGACTGGGGTTAAAGAAGCGCTGGCCTACCTAAACGGTGTTGACAAAACTTACCGCCGTGAAATCACACGGCAATATGCCGCCATTGTCGCCCCGATTGTTAAAGACGCACAAGCCCATTTGCCGACTAGCCCCCCAATGTCTGGGTGGAAGCGTGGCTACAGCGTTGGTGGACAAGCTGCGGCACAAGCCAAAGGACAGACTTCACGCCTTGTAGGCCGTGGAACCCAGCGTGACTTTTTTAGTAGGGCGCAAGATGAAGCCACAGCGTTGTTGCCGTGGGACGGTGCCAAACAAGCCAAACTGATTAAGCCGTGGGTGTCAGGCAAAAAAACTAAAGCCAACACTTTCGGTTTGAAATGGAACAGCAAAAGCGCCGCATTATTTGACTTGTCAGGCCGTGCCAAAACACAACGTGGCGAGCAAATGATTACCGTACTGGGCGCCAGGTTTGGTAGCCCTAGCCGTGTCATGTGGAAGTCATACGAACGGGCCGATGACGAACTGCAAGCAAATATGCGTAAGTTGATTGAAGAAATTATGGCCAGTGTCAACAAACATATGAAGGTGATCTGATGGCTATATCCATTCCAATAGTTTCAGAATTTAACGCAAAAGGCATTGACAAAGCAGTTAGAGAATTTCAGAAACTAGAAACAGCAGGACAAAAAGCCCAGTTTGTTTTACAAAAAGCAGCCATGCCTGCAGCTGCCGCTTTAGGTGTTCTCAGTTATGCGGCGTTTGACGCAGTGAAAGCGTTTGCCGAAGATGAAAAGTCGGCTACGGCTTTGGCGACAACGCTTCAAAATGTCACTGGTGCAACCGACAAACAAGTTGATTCTATTGAAGATTTCATCACCAAAACTTCTTTTGCAGTATCTGTTGCCGATGACCAACTGCGCCCAGCTCTGGGCAATCTGGTCAGGGCCACAGGCGATGTAACACAAGCCCAAACCCTGTTAAACCTTGCGTTAGATATTTCTGCCGGTACAGGCAAAGACTTAGGTTCTGTCTCCGAAGCACTAGGCAAAGCGTTTAATGGCATTATGGGGCCACTGAAGAAACTTGACCCAGCGTTAGCGACGTTGATTGAAGAAGGCGCCTCAACTGGCGAAGTGTTTAGAGCTCTTAGTGAAACTTTTGGTGGTCAGGCGGCTGCAGCTGCAGACACGACAGCAGGCCGCATGGAAGGCTTGAAAATTCGAATGGAAGAAGTTAAAGAATCCATTGGTGAAGCAGTCCTGCCAATTGTTGAAGAACTTATGCCAGCCTTTGTTTCAATTTCAGATTGGGCGTCAAAGAACACGGGCAAGATTGTGGCTATCGGTACTGCCATTGCAGGTATTGGTGCAGTCATTCTTATTACCAACGGCGCTATGGCGGCCTACGCCGCTGTCACAGCGATTGTTGCGGCGGCACAAGCAATCATGACTGTTTCGACGTATGCCCTTTATGCGGCATTGGGTGTTGGCGTTATTTTGGCGATCATTGCCGCCATCATTGTTTTAGAACAGAAATTCGGGTTTGTAAGTGACGCAATTGAAGGCGTCAAAATATCTGCCGAATTTTTATGGAACAAAATTAAAGAAGGATTTGGTTGGGTTGTCAACAACTGGCCGTTGTTGCTTGCCGTTCTTGCTGGCCCATTCGGGTTAGCCATTGTTGCCGTAGTCAAATTTAAAGACGAACTAGTTGGCATATTCAAAACCATTTACAGTTACACCGTAGAAATATTTAAAAGCATTGCTGACTCGATATATCAGCCGTTTAAAACTGTTTTTAATGGCATTGCCGAACTGTGGAACGGCACAGTAGGCGCCCTGCACTTTGAGGTACCAGACTGGGTGCCACTAGGTCTAGGTGGCAAAACATTTGACGGCCCCAAAATACCCGTGTTAGGTGACGGCGGAATCGTGACAGGCCCGACCCTGGCGCTTATTGGTGAACGGGGGCCTGAAGCAGTCATACCGCTAAACCGTGCCGGTGGTGGCATGGGTGGCAACACAATTAACGTGAACGTCACTAGCGCCAACCCACAAGAAGTTGTTAGAGCACTACAAAAGTATGTGCGCCTAAACGGAAACGTGCCGCTTAATACCAGGGGCATGTAATGGCAAAAATACCGTGGGTATTCAAAAACGACACGACAGGCACAATTTTTACAACCAGTGTTCTGTCAGCAAACTACATGTATTTGCGTCAGTCATACAAAGACTATTTTTCAGGTTCTGCTTTAACTATTACGATTAAAAACCAGGCTAACGAAGCTGCCGCTTTCACTTTGAATGACCGTGTAGACCTGTATTACATGGAAGGCGCAACCAAAGCCTGGAACCAAAAGTATTGGGTAGACGAAATCCAATTTACGGACTACCCAGGCAACGTGGGTTTGTCGACTGCCACCATTACTTGCATTGACTGGCTGGCCCGTGCTGCACGGGTTTTAGGCAATAGCACCGTCATTGGGTCAAATACGACTTGCCAACAAGTCGCCCGTTTAGCAAGTGCTTTGGGTGGGCCGTTACCGCCAGATATGTCTGTAGGTTCAACAGTCGGCGACAGTAACGGCGCCATATACACAGTGGTTGACTCATGCGTTAACTTCATTCAAATCAGCCAAATAACAGAAAACGGCAGCTGCGCAATGTTCGGGCAAACATTCCAACTAAACCCACGCCGAACTTTAGTCATGGCCACCCACGCAGAATTTGGGCGCACACCGTCAGCCAGCGTTTTGGGGTACCAAACTTTTGACCGTATCCGTGCCGGCCAGTCAATGATTAACAACGTCGAAGTGAACTATGGGCCAAACACAGTTACTTACACAAACAATGTAAGCGCCAATGTTTATGGCAAATATTCAGAGAATGTGCAAAGTAACAATATTGGGGCTGTACCTGCTGGCACCCTTGCAAAAATGCGTGCTTTATACCAGGGTGACCCGACCACCCAAAGATACGTTTTCAGTTTTGATGACTTAACAAACAACAGTGCTTTAATGGCCACCTGGCTTGACTTGTACAAAACTCAAGGCGCTTTTACCTACAATCTGAAATATTTGGTGCCTGGTGCCGCAGTTGAAACAACCGAACTAATACGCCTTGAAGGCGTCCACATTGACTTAACACCCGAACGAACTACCTTTACGGTTTACGCCAGCCCATTCGCTTATTACGATATGTTTGTGATTGGCACCGCAATGGGTGTTCTAGGCGAAAACTATTTGGGCTGGTAAACACATGAAAGAGAACCAATAATGTCATATCCAGTGTTCGCTGATGGCGACATTCTTTATTCAACAGACATGAACGCTGTCGGTTTGTGGCTTGTGAAAACTCAGGCTATTGGTTCTGGTGTCGCAAGCATTGCTGTAAACAGTGCTTTCAGTTCCCAGTATGACAACTACAAAATTATCGTTTCAGGTGGTGTAGCAAGCGGAGATATTGGAATCCAATTTCAACTAGGTTCAACCGCAACTGGCTATTACGGCACATACATTTATTCTGCATATTCAGGTACAAGTGTTTTAGGATTTAACACAAACAACGGTGCAAATTGGCCCGTTGGCGCTTCCAGTTCAGCAGGCCACCAAGTCAATATTGACCTACTTAATCCCTTTTTAGCCAAACGCACTTCATACGGTGGATTTAACCAAAACACCACAAGCAACGCAGGCCCAATTACTGGCTACCTCGCCAACTCAACTTCATACACAGGTTTTACACTGACTACAACTTCAGGAACTTTGACAGGTGGAACCATTTATGTTTATGGATTTAGGTACTGACAATGACTATTGACGAATACAAAGCCCTATACCCACAGGACGCCGTTTACATTCAAGTCGACGACACCGAACGCCTTATGACAGACGATGAATATGAAGCCTGGGTAACTCAATGCGTTTACAACATTAACCACCCAATGCCATGAAAACGCTAGGCATTGTTGCGCTTTTGGCTGTGGCCCTAATGTTTGTGGTTACAAGCTGTAGCGACAGAACCCGTGACACCTGCCAAACCAAACCAACAGCACCCAGGTGCATACCATGAGAAAACGATTAACCAACAGCGAGATTAAAGCCCGTTTGGTTTTTATGGTTGGCATTACTTTGTCAATGGTGTTTGGCATTTCAATGGTGGCAATTTTGTATTCACTTGTGTTTGTCGTACAGCCTCAGGAACCATCGCCCAATGACACCGAAATGCTTCAAATCGTTTCGGGTTCTTTTGCTGTGTTGCTGGGTGGGTTGCTTGGTTTGCTTTCGGCCAATGGTTTGCGTGACTCTAAAGACAAGGATAAAGACGATGACCATTAGACCCTATACCGGCAACAAAGACGCCGTACACGCCCAAAAGCGTGAAGGCACCAAAGTGTTTGTGGATTACTGCTGCTACCTATTCGGCGTCACCAATCTGGGCATTTTTAATGATCGAAACATGGTTGGGACAACCCCACCAAAGAAATCGGTACATGCGACCTGGCGAGCTGTAGACCTCAAAGGCACCGAAGCCCAGAGAATCAAACTTATTGACTTCCTATACACGCACCGTGACATTTTGTGCATAGAAGAAATCCACGATTACGCAGGCAGTTACAAGAAAAACTCACTGGGCTGGGGCGCTGGCTACCGTTGCGACAGAGACAGTTGGCGTGTGTACGACAAAAACACCATTGGTTCAAAAGGCGCCCAATGGGTGCACGTTGAAGTCGCCCCACTGCTGGCCGACCACCCTGATGTCGTTCACCACGCTTTCAAAACTATTATGGGTACTTGACATAGACCTACCGAATCGGTAGACATACCCCGACCTGACCCCGACTGAAGGACAACAAAATGAATGTAAAGCGTTTCCTAGGGCTAGCCCTATTCACCTACCTAATGTGTGCGGCGTTTGCGGTAGTCAACCAAAAAGACACCCCACCAGACACAACACCCAAAACCGTTGTGACGGTAACTCTGGGCGA